AGTCCCACTTCTTCACGACGAACAGCACAGCCAGGCCGACCGGTCCGGTGAGGATGCCCAGGATCAGCGGCCAGTTCTTCTTCAGCCAGTTCCAGGTCCCCTTGGCCGCGCTGGTGATCGCACCCCAGGCGGCGTGCCAGAGCTGCTGGAACCAGGTCGTCTTGGTCGCGATCACCACGATCACGGCGATCAGTGCGAGGATGGCCAGGACGATCAGCACGGCCGGGTTCGCGGACAGGGCGGCGTTGTAGAGCCACTGCACACCGGTCGCAATCGTCGTCACCGCCGTCCAGGCGGTCGTGGCCGCGGTCCACGCGATCTGTCCGGCCCGGATCGCGAGGATGACCGCTGCGATCGCACCGAGGCCCATCGCCAGGGGCTTGACGTACTGCTGGTTGTTCATCGCGAACGTGATGAAGTGCCCGCTGATCTCAGCCAGCTTGAGCTGCGCCTGCCGCTTGAACGACTCCAGCGCCGATGCGGGATTGCTCCCGACGGTCTTGGCCATCTTGTCGGCGGCCCCGCCGACCTGCCCGAGGGCCTGCACGGCGGTAGACGGGTCGAGGGAGTACAACGCCTGCCCCAAGTCCTCCGCCTGGGTCCCGAAGAGCTGGACCGCGGCCTGAGAGCGCTTGACGGGGTCCTGGATACCGCGGAGCTTGTCCAGCACGGTGTCCAGGCCGGCGGACGCGTCGGTGCCGCCCTTGCCGATCTGCCGGGCCATGTCCTTGGCGTTCAAGCCGATCGCCTTGAAGCCCGCCGCGGTCGTCGTCGATCCGTCGATCGCCCGGATCGAGAACTCCTTGATCGAGTCGGCGACCAGGTCGGCGTCCCTCGCGCCGCCCTTGAGCCCTTGGCTGAGTAGCCCGGTGGCCATCTGCCCGTCGATGCCGAACTTCCGGAACTGGGTCCCGTACTCGTTCATCGTGTCGAGCAGGTCCCCGGCCTTGTCAGCGCCGGACTGGAAGCCCTTGGTGAGGATGTCGAGCGCTTGCCCGGCGTCCTTGGCCAGCCCCGTCTTGATCATCTGCCCGACCGCGGCCGTTACCCCACCCAAGTCCTGATCGAATGTGCTGGCCAGGGCCATCACGTCCGTGGTGACGCCCTGCAGGCCGCCGCGGACCTTGGAGACGTCGCCGATCTGCTGGTACACGCCCTTCACGGCCTCGTCGACCTCGCCGAGGCTCTCGCCCCAGGCCTGCGAGTAGACCTTCGCCGCGGTCTTCGACAGCTCGGCGGCCTTCGCCGGCCCCAGGCCCAGCTGCGCCTGCAGCTTGCTGCTCGCGCTGGACATGTCCAGGGATGCGGTCACACCGACCGCGAACGCCCCGGCCACACCGGCCGACACCGCGGTGGCGGCGGTGGTGAACTTCTCCTTCATCCGGCCGACGGTCTCGGACGCCCGGTCCCGGGCTACCAGGTTGAACACCAGCGACGTATCCGACGCCATGACTCACCCCTTCAGCTCGGCCTCTTGGGCCTTCAGGTCTTTGTCGTACTGGTCGAGCCAGTCGAGCAGGTGGTCGGTCTCCTCGACCGTGTAGGCCGCCCAGTCGTCGGGCCGCACGCCCAGCAGGTGGGCGGCGTTTCCCAGGTGGCTCAGACGACGACTGGCGGCAGGACTTTTCCCTCCTGCTCCGGGTCGTCCTCGGCGGTGTCCAGCTCCGCCTGCAGACCGCTCAGGGTCTGTGCCAGCTGCTCGCCGGACAGGTTCTCTTCGGCGTCGCGCATCATCTGCGCGTACTCCTGCCGGCTGAACTCCAGCCGCAGCTCGTCCCACGCGAAGTCGACGTCGCCGTACTTCGTCGTCGGGTGGTCGCGCTTGAGCATCACCCACAACAGCGCGCGCCGGCAGACGCTGCTGCCCTTCATGACGTCCTGGGTGAACTCCGCGAACGGCCGGTCGGTGTGCTTCTCGATGGCCTCCCGCTCCGCGCTCATGAGCTTGCGGGGGTTGTACTTCCAGCGGGTCGGCTCGTCGGAGCCTTCGGGCTGATACACCAGGTACACGGGGTGCTCTCCTACTCTCCGGCGCGATCCGCGATCCGCTGCGCCATGGCTTCCATCGCTTCGTGGACGGCCCGCTTGTAGGTCTCGTTGCGGCCGGCCATGGCCCGGTCGAACCAGTCGAACTTGCCGACCTGGACGCGCCAGTTCCCGTTCCAGTCCGTGGTCCGGAAGCCGCCGATTTTCTGTGTGCGTTTGGGCGCGTTGGGGAAGCCGCGGATGTTCTGGGTCTTCTTCGCCTTGACGCGGGCGCCGGTCCAACGGCCGCCGAGCTTGACTTCGGGCCTGATCTTCTTGGCGATGGCCTGCCGGAGCCCGGGGCCGCCGCCGGCGCCGTGGTCGGAGCGCATCGACATGATGCCGCTCTTGGCCATGTCGGCTGCCGGGTTGAGCGCTGCGCGCAGGTTCGCCGCCAGCTCCTTCCGCAGGGCCTTGCCGTCGGCCTCCGCGGACAATGCCCGGCCGAGGGACTGGATGCCCTCGACGGACACTGACATCTCGATCGGTGACGGGTCGGCCATCAGGCCGTGGCCCGGGTCACCACGCCCGACGTCGGGTACGACACGGACACGCTCGCCTCGTCGCCCACCGACCCGGTGATGGGGTTCCACGCCTTGATCAGCAGGTTCCCGGTGTACTTCGGGTTCGAGGTGCTCACCGTGCCCTGGTCGGCGCGGAACTCGAACGGCACGACTGTGCCGAGCAGGGGCCACATGATGCTGTCGAGCTTGGTGGCGGCGAAGTCCTGTTTGAACTCCAGGGCCACGTTTCCGGACTTCAGGCCGCCGAGGACTTCCTTCCAGCCGAGGCTGCCGTAGGTGGTGATGTCCTTCTCTTCAACCTCGACGGTGACCTCGGCCTTGTTGGCGTAGGTGGACAGGTCGTTTCCGCCGATCGAGACGAACTCGGCCAGCAGGACCATCTTGGGCATCTGGTGCCTCCCTTATGCGATGCCGAGTGCGGCGGCGAACAAGAAACTCGGGGTGGTGCCGGTGATCGTCCAGGCGATCCGGAACCAGTCGTCGGCGATGGCCGACCCGTCGGTGCGCAGGATCTGCCCGCCCGGGGCGGTCGCCGCGGCGAACGTGGCCCTCGTGGTGGCCGAGGTGAAGCCGGTGTTGTCGTCGGACTCGACCCGGGCGGTGATGGTGGGTGTGGCGGTGCCGGACACGGACAGGACGTGCACCGCGGCGTACAGGCGTTTCCCAGCAGGGATCGCGCCGAGCTGGATCGAGGTGCCCGTTCCGGTGGCGGTGCGGGCGGTGCCCGGCGGGTGGGCGATCTGCCCGCGGGCGACCGGCCAGGACCCGGTGGCCTTGCCTGTCCACGGAGCGACCTCACCGACCTGGTCGCCCAACTTGTACGACGAGCGCAGGGCGTTGGTGAAGTACGCCAGCGCGCCGACGGTGGAGTCGGTCGGGCAGACCGTCCACGGGGCGACCCCGCCGAGCTGCGCCCAGCTGGCATCGTCGACCTTGCCGGGGTCGCCGGCCTCCCACTGCCCTTCGGCGTTAACCGCGGACGAGGCGAGTCCTGCGAGGACTTCCTTCCAGCCCCCGCTGCGGTAGTTCGTGGCGTCCTTGTCCTCGAACTCCGCGGTGATCTCCGCCTTGGCGGAGTTCCCCGACAGGTCGGCGCCGCCGGCGAACAGCCTGCAGTCGAGCAGGACCATTTTGGTCATGAGGTGTCCCCTTCTCCGATGACGCGCACGACCAGCTCGGCGCCGAGGTACTGGATGCCGGCGACCTCGTAGAAGCGGTAGGACTGCACGCGGGTGACGTGCAGGTCGTCGGCCAGGCCGCCGAGCGCGGCCTGCCCCGGGGCGCCCCGGGCGACCTCGATGGCGACCTTCAGCGACGTCGGGCCGCTCCCGGACAGCAGCGAGTCGAGGGTCTTCTGACCCGACAGGTCATCGGACCGGCTGACCAGCACCGCGCACGTGAACTCGATGTCGTCCTGGCCGCGCTTGAAGGTCTTGTCGAAGTCGATCGTGTAGTCGCCGACGTAGAAGTGCGGCACCGTCACTGCGTCGGTGGCGTACCCGGTGGCGGTCAGCTTGGCGGTGCCTGTCGGCATCACGACCGCGCGGGCCGCGTCAGCGATGGCACCGCGCACAGCGAAGATGTCCACGGCGCCCCCTATCCGAAGCCAGGTAGTACGAAGTGCTTGATGAGCGCATACACGTCCGGGTCGACCCTGGCCAGGCGCACCACGCCCCACTCTGCGGAGCCGGTGACACCCTCGGGGGAGTCCTTGCGCCGGTACAGGCGCATGGCCTGGATCTGCGCGGCCTGCGCGATTTCCTCGGGTACTTCGGGCCAGCCCCAGCGGGCGGTGACCCGCACGCGGGTGTTGCGGTACCCCCACACGCCTGCGGTCAGCAGCAGCGACGTCACCGGACGGCCGCGCAGGATGGCGTTGTCCGGTCCGGTCTCGAAGGTGGTGATGGGCGAGTAGGCGCCGGAGAAGCCGGACTCCACAGTCAATCCGGTTGCGTCGCCGATGTCGTCCACGAGCAGCCGGTCACCGGAGTCGTCACACACCACCCTGCGGACGGGGTCGAAGGTGCGGGTAACCGGGTCCGGGTCGAGCCAGAAGCGCCGGCCGGTGTCCCGGTCGATGCCGCGCGAGGCTGCCGAGATCGCGTTGCTGAGCAGCGCATCACGGCTGGTGTCGTCCTCCGGGACGTTCAGCGCGGCTTTGATGGTGGCCAGGTCGGTGTACTCGGTGGCCACGGCGCCTCACTCCTGCTTGCGGGGGCGGCCACGGCCGCGCTTCTCCGCAGTGTCCGGAGCGGTGGCCGTCTCGGGGCTTTCACCGACGGCGACCTCTTGCTCGTCGGCGCTAGGGTCGGCCGCGATGCCGGCGGTGATGAGCTGGGTGGCTTCGTTGTCGGGCAGGTCGATGGTGCCGCCGGCCGGCGGCCAGTCCTGACCGTTCCGGGTGCCGGAAATGGCGATCTTCATGCGCACGCGCACGGGAGTTCTCCTCTCGCAGATGAGGGGCGGGCGGGGCCAACTTGTGGCCCCGCCCGGTGGATCAGGCCGTGTTGCCGGTCAGGTACTTGATGGACCCGGTCACGTCGACCAGGTCGCCGTCACCGCGCAGCACCGCCCGGTACGAGACCAGGTCGGTGTTGAAGGCGTAGTCGTCGGACCGCTCGAAGCGCAGCGTCTCGACCTGCCGCACGAAGTACGTCGAGAAGTCGCCGAAAACAACGGACTTCGCACCCGAACCGACCGCGGCCACGTTCGGGTCCGTGTACAGCGGCTTGCCCAGGATGCTGTCCGGAGCGCCCGCCGTCAGGCCCGGCGCCCAGATGTACTGGCCCGTGGTGTCCTTGAGCTTCCGGGCGGTCGCCACGGTCGAGTCCTTCATCAGCCACGCGCACGAGGAACTGTTCCGGTACGGCGCGATGACCGAATAGAACAGGTCGATCAGGTTGTCCCCGGTGAACGCTCCGATGACGGCCGCGCCGCCGGCGACGGTCGCGCCGGTGACACCGGAGGTGGCCGCGGTGATGACGCCGTTGGGCTGGTTGGTGCCGGTGCCCGTGACCAGGTGACCACCGAACCAGTTGCCGATCGCCCGGCCGGCCTGCCGTGCGAGGTACCCCGCGAGGTCCACACCGGTGTCGGTGAGCAGCTCGTGGGAGACCTGCAGCAGGATGCCGTACTTGTACGCGTCGAGCGGGACCTGACCGAACGTAGGGTCGGAGGACGCGAGCGTGGCCGCCTCAGCGATCGGCGCCCCGGACGGGGTGGAGTGCGCAGTCGTCTTCGGGATCTGCATCTGCTCACCCGAAGCGGTCCGCAGCAGCGTCGGGTTCGTCTGCAGGACGCCCGACACCTCGATCATGTGCTCGACCAGCTTGTTGTAGAAGCTGATCGGCACGGTGTTCGCACCGGCCGCTGCGGTCAGCTTCGACAGGGTCCGGAGGTCGTGGGGCGTGGTCGCGTCCGGGCGGATCTCGAACGCGCGCTTCCCGGACTCGCCGGTGAAGAACGACCGCAGATCGGCCGAGATGTCGTCGGCCTTCTTCCGGGCGTCGGCGGGCTTGTCCAGCAGCGCGGCGAACGACGCCTCGGCGTCCTTGGCGCGCTGCTCGGCGCCCACCAGGTCCTTGACGCGGGCGTCGATCTGGTCGAGGTCCGCGTTCAGACGGACGTACGTCTGGTCTTCCTCGGCGGTCAGGTCGCGCTTGTCGGCCTCGGCGGCGTCGAGCAGCGCCTTCGTCTGCTCCCAGACGCTCTGGCGGCGCTCCTGAAGGCGCTTGATGAACTCGGCAGGCATGTGCCCTCCTGGGCATGGCAACGGCACCCTCACGGCCAAGCCGGGGGTGTGAGGGGTGAATGGGTGTCGAGGTGGGGTTCGCCCTGCCTCAGAAGGTGGTGCGGCGCCGGTTGAGCTCGGCGCGCCGCTGCCGCAACGTCAGCAGCGGGTGGGGTTCGCCCTGCCCGCGCTGTGACGCAAGATCGATGACCGTGCCGTCGGCGCTGATGAACTTCGTCAGCTCCCCGCGGCCGGCCGCAGCCCGCACTTCCTCAACGTCCGCGCCCGCACGGTCGGCCAGCGACCGGAGCCCGGTGTTGGTGTCGATGTAGGCGGGGGTATTCACCGGGGCGACGTCGACAAGCTGCCCCGACAGCAGAGTCCGCATCGGGAACCCGTCCTCGGTCATGCCCCAGTCGTCGGTGAACGTGTAGAACGCGAAGCTGGAACGCTGGACGTCGCCGCGCTGCACCAGCTCGAACACGTCAGCGCGCGAGTTGGGCAGGTCCGCGGTGTAGTCCAGGCCGGTGCCGTCCACGGACAAGCGCAACGTCCCGGCCGCGGTCGTGCCCAGCAGGCGGTTGTCGTCGTGGTTGTACCGGGCCATCGCCTCGGGCCAGCCGTCGCCCTCGGACTTGGCGAAGAACCCGGGGTCGATCCGTTCGACGAATCCGCCCAGGTTCCGCGACAGCTTGTTGAACTTCGCGGCGTACCCGCCGATCCGCATCCCCTGCTCGCCGTCCTCGGCGCGGACCTCGACCAGGCCACGCGTGAAGCGTCGCTCTGCGGTGCTCATGATGCCTCCTTGCGTGGCAGCGCCGGCGCGGACGCCCCGGGCGCGTAGATCTGGCCCTGCCCGTCGGGCAGCGGCGGAAGGTCTTCCAGCGCCCGCACCTGGTCGCGGTTCCGCCAGCCCTGATCCAGGGCCATGCCGTAGGCCGTGTATCGCTCGATCAGCGAGGTGCGGAGCATCGCGTCGACGTTGAAGCGGACGAACTCGCCACCCGGCATCAGGGCGGAGAACTTCGACTCCAGCCGGACCAGCCACGGGCGGAGCGTGAACGTCACCAGGTCGATGCCCTCCTGCTCGACGTTGGCATACGTCATCGAGCCGCCGGAGTCCCCGCCGACCTTGGTCGGGGGCACACCGTAGATCGAGGCGATCTGCGAGGCGTTCAGCCGCATCGTCTCGATGAACTGGGACTCCTCGGGGTTCACCTTCAGCGCGGTGAAGTCCCAGTCCTGTCCGAACACCAGGGGCTTGCGCGACCGCATCGACGCCGACAGCCGGTTGGAGATCTCCTCCGACTCGTCCGGGGTGATCGTCTTGGCGGCGTTCTTCATCGTCGCCGGCGGGGTGCCGCCGTTGTCGAACCAGGACAGCCCGTACTCGGTGGCGGACAGACCCACGCCGATCGTGCGCGCGAAAGCCTGCACCGGGGACAGGCCCACGACCTTTCCCGGCAGCACCACCCACGGGATGTGGACGATGTCGTTCAGCGGCACCTCGCGGCCCTGCCAGTAGTAGACCGGCCGTGTCGGATACAGCTCGTCGACCCACATGTCGTCGGGGTTCAGCCACTCGATCATCGTGGGGAAGCCGAATTCGTCCCGCTGGGTGACCAGGCCGTAGGCGTTGCCGCGCATCGCCATGCTCACCATGCATTTGTGGAGCCACTGGAAGAGGTTGTCCCGCACCGCGGGAGCGAACAGCAATTGCGGCACGAAGTCGATCGAGGCGCGGGTGCCGTCCAGGTTCTTTCGGTACAGCTGTAGCGGCAGCGACGCGACCGAGTCAGCGATGATCCGCACGCACGCGAACAGCGGGATCAGGCGGATCGCGTGCTCGCTGGATACGGTCGTGCCCGGAAGGCCGCCGGAGCCCCATGGCAGGGACGTGATAGCCCGCTTCGAGACGCCGGCTAGCCACCGGAACGGCGCGGTGAGGGCGCGACCCCAGCGGCCCCGTGTCGGACCCATGCGGTGCCTCCCTTACAGAACCGAATCAAGCAGGTCGTAGTCCTCGTTCACCTTCGGACCGCGGGTCAGCAGCGCCCAGCGGGCCAGCGTCACGGCCACCAGGGGCGAGATGTCCACCGGCGACGAGCGCCGGTCCAACGTCCACGCGTCACCCGACCGTCGGGTGCGCGCGCCATTCACCGCGGCGGTCAGCGGCGCTTGGTCGATGTGCGTGAGGCGGCCCTGCCGCATCGCGTCAGCGACCTGTCCGCACGCCTCGATCACGTCGCCCTGCCGCAGCACCACCAGGTCGCCGCGCTCGGCCGGATCGGACTGCCCCGGAGTTCGCAGGCCAGCCGTCACCATCTCGTCGACCAGTGAGGCAGCCGGGGACCGGCCGGCCACCGCGACCGCCACAGGGCGCCACAGGCGCGTCAGGCGGGTGACCGCGGGCACCAGCCAATCGGTGCCCGCCCGCCGGTCAACGACTTCCAGATGCGTACGCCCGTCCTCACGTAGCGACGCCATTGCGATCGAGGCATAGTCCCGGCTGTCGGCCACGTCGACCGCCAGGGCGACATCACCGCCCGGCCGCCACAGCTCGCCGACCAGGCCCGCCCATTCCTGTTTGGGGATGTTCGGGTCGTCCGGCGGCGTCGCCTTTCGAGTCCGGTTCAAATACGCCCGGTCAAACTCGGCCGGGTCCAACTTCTCCAACTCGGCCTGGATGATGTCCTCGGTCACCGTGTGCCCGAGCGCGGGCAGCGTCGCACGCCACGTCGCCGGATCATCCCGCGCCATGTCGTCCGGGGCGAACCACTCGAAGTACGCCACCGCAGGATGCTCTCCGGTCTCCCACAACCGCTCGATGTGCTCCCGGCCCGCCTGCCGCTTCTTGTTCAGCCACACGGACTTCTCTGTTCCGCCCGCGGATGCCCACCACAGTTGCGCCATCGGGCGCGTCAACATGGCCGGGCTGAACGCCTGCTCCAGCCGGTCGTCCTCGTGCGCGAACGCCTCGTCAATGATGCCGAGATCAAGTGGCGGCCCGTGGCCGGCCTTTTCCGTGTTTGCCGTGATCCCCATGAGCGAGCGAGTGCGGGACCAAATGATCGCCTCATTGCCGTTGCTCTTGCGGACCCGAATCTGTTTGGCCAGCCGGGAGGACAGGATCGTCTCGGCAAACTCGTCCTCCCACCGCGTGCGGGCCATACCACGGGTCTGCGCCGCGTACACCACCCGCTGCCGCGGCCACGCGGCGATCCGATGGACCTGCACACCGAGGATCTGCTGAGTCTTCCCCTGCTGCCTCGGCACTGACAGTCCGACCTCGCGGTGCGCAAACCGCCCCGTCTCCGGGTTGATCTCCAAGGCTACGTCGGTCACGTACTTCTGCCACGGCATCGGCGGGTACCCCAGCCGCTCCATCACCGCCCACGCCTTCGGTCCCAGCGAAGGGAACTCCGGCCGGCGCGGCGTACCCCACCGAGGCGGGCACGTCAGCCCGTACAGGTCCAAGCACTGCGCGGCGAACTCAGCCGGGGGCGCCCAAATCTCCGAGGTCGTCATCGTCGTCGTCATCCGCGCCCCGCCCCTCAACCAGCGCAGCCACCGTCGCCCGCAACTCCTTCGCCAGCTGCGGCAGTAGACGCGGATCAGACGGCACATCCACCGCACACCCGCACTCGTCGCAAGACACCGGCCGCTGCCCGTCCATCTGCCGGGCCAGTCGGTACGCCACCTCGGCCAACGTCGGCTCCATGCCCGACAGGTCGCCCAAGGCCTCGATGTCCTCGGTCAGGGCGCCCTCCACCGGGCCAACGTCCGGAGCCACGGCCAGGGCCGCGGGGCGCGGGGCCGCTCCCGAGGACCGCCGTCCGTCGTCGGGCAGCAGCGCCAAAACCGACACGTCCAGCACTACGGCCAGCGCCACCAGGTCGTCAACGTCGACCCGCCGCCCACCCGCCTCAATCCGACTGACGATCGGCTGGGACATCGACCGGCCCGCCGCCGTAAGCCGCTTGGTCAGTTCCTGCTGGTCCCAGCCCCGAGCCTCCCGCGCGCGGGCCACTGCATGACCCACATGGGCGCCGGCCGGGCCGAGCTCCAGGGGCTTCGCAGCCATCGCATACCTCCCGCCCCAGGCGTCCAGGGATCGCATACGCGCAGGTCAGAGCCGGGGGGAGAAAAAGAAAAGGTGGGCGTGGGGCTGCCAGGCCGGTCCCTCTAAAAAATCTTCCGACCTTCTGACCTGCGACTTTGCCGGACCGCATCAGTGCAGGTCAGAGGCTTGCCGTTCTTCTACGGTGAAGGCTTGCCTCATGGTCCGGCGTACCAGTCGACCGAGGTGGCCAGTCGGGCGGCGCCGACCTTGTCCGACTTCTCGTTGTTGCACTTGCGGCCGCAGGTGGGGCAGCCGTTGACGCCGTGGATGGGCGCGAGGTTGTCGGGGTCGACCTTGGCGCCGCCCTTGTTCGGCGGGATGAGGTGGTCGGCGGCGTCGGCCCCGCCGTGTCCGCACCAGTGGCAGGTGTCGGACTCGGCGAGCAGCGCGGCACGGACCTTGCGGTAGGCGTAGGAGGTGAGTTCCTGGCGACCTGCCATTTCTCACCTCCGAAGCGTCAGGCGTTACGGCGGAACAGGCAGACGACGGCGACACGTTCGCCGCTGAGCGCCTTGCCCTCGCCGACGGCCATGTTGTACATGGTCCAGCCCTGGGCTTCGACGGCCTCGATCTGGTCGGCTATGCCGGTCATCGGCGCGGTGGCCTTGCTGTTGGTGTTGGCCTCGATGAACTTGTAGACGAGGACGCGCTGTCCGTTCTCGATGGCCTTGCGGGCTTCGTTGCCGGCGGTCTGCGCCTTGGCGTCGTTGATCCATCCCATGGTGGTTGCCCCCTTGTGTCGGTGGCATCACCTTTGCAGGGGTGGGGTGCGGCTCGTGTCGTTGTGACGGGGTTGTGACATGCGGAACGCCCCGCGGCGTTGGCCTGCGGGGCGTTCGGGTGGCGTCTGGTTTCGGGCACGCCGGGGCTGCGGCTGACTTTAGATCACGGGGTGGTTACGGCGCAAGCGGCTCGCGCGAACGGGCGTGGGTGGTCCCGGCTGCCGGGTACGACGGTGGTGTGATGGGCTGTGCGGGTGCGTCCGTGTCGGCGTCATACGGGCCGGTGGGCGGCTTGTAGCCGGGCTGTGCGCGGAGGGAGTAGGCGGCGACGATGGGTGCGGTTCCGGGCGGGCAGACGCCGTGGGCGTAGGCGGTGCGGCAGATGTCGGCGGCCTGTCGGATGGCGGTTCGTACGGCGTCGGATTGGTCGATGGCGGTTGGTACGAGGATGGCGAGGTCGTCGTACAGGGCCTGTGTGACCTTGACGCTGAGGGTTTTGCCGACGGCGGTTGGGGTGCGGGTAGGGTCTGGCGTAGCCATGGCGGGGGTGTCTCCTGCCGGGTGAGTCGGCCCCGTACGGCGCTGGAATCGCCGTTGCGGGGCCGCGTTGTTGGTGGATTCAGGCTACGCCGCAGCGCGCTGCCGGGCGTGCAGGATGGCGACGATGAGCGCACCGACCTGGTCGCGGCCGGTCCAGGCGCGGCGGGCGCGGCCGTCGTAGTCCGTGGGGGCGGTGCAGGTGGGGCCGGTGTCGCATGTGACGGTGGCGTCGCTGGGGTCACCGGATGTGGTGCGCATGGTGAGAGTGCCGTGGCACCAGGGGCAGAGGTCGGCGGCGACCGTGTCACGCCCGTCCCGGCCGAGCGCGCGGGCCATGACACGGTGCGCGGCCGCGATCGTCTCGGTGGCGATCAGCCCCGCATCGACGCCGACGGGGCGGCACAGCGGGTTGTGGCCGGACAGGGTGCGCTCCAGCCACACCGCGCACCAGTGCAGGCCGTTGCGGCGGGAGCCGGGCGACGTGGGCGAGGCGTAAGCCCACCGGTCGATGTCGGCGGCGTCGACCGGGTCAACGATGGTCGCGAACGGGTCGGCCATGGTGGTCAAGTCGGTGGTGGCGACGGGGTGCTGTGCGGCGGCGGCGATGATGTCGGCCAGCTCGAACAGGGCGCGCTCGATGGTGCACGCGGCGTCGAGGGCGCCGAGGTTGAGTGGCGCGGGGTGCTCGCGCAGGGTCAGCGGCAGCCGGCCGACCTGCGGGCCGTCAACGGCGGCGGGTTTCTCCCATGCGCGGTCGTAGACGGGCGGCCAGTCGGCGGGCGGCTCGGACTCGATGGCGGCGAGTAGGTCGCCCCACTGCTCGCGGATGGCCCGCAGCGCGGTCACGGCGGCCGTGGTGGTGTCGGTGGTCATCGTTTCCCTCGGGGTGTGTGGCCGACGCGGCGGGTCATTTGCGGCTGCGGTGGAGGAGGAGGATGGCGAGGGCGGCGCCGGTGATCAGGTATGGGGCGGCGTCGTTCATGACCAGCCGCCGGTGATGATGGAGGCGGCGAGCGCGAGGGCGGCGGCGAGGTCGCAGGCGAGGGCGGCGTGCAGGCACGCGAGGGCGCTCATGGTCAGCCTCCGGTTCGGGTGGTGTCGGCGGTGAGGGTGAAGCCGAACGGTTTGTCGGCGGGTTCGGCGTCGGCGTTGTCGGCGAGCTGGTCGGCGCGTCCGGCGAGGGCGCGTTCGCGGGGGTCGGTGACGGCCTCGCGGTCGACGGGGTGGGCGTGGCCCGCGCTGTCGTAGTAGACGAGCGCGGGGCCGCGACGCCGGGTCACAGCCGGACCCCGCGGCGGTAGAGCTGGTCGTAGTGGCGGTTGAGGTTGGTCCAGAACTGGTGGTCGCGGGCGGCGTGGTCGCGGATGGCGGCCCACAGTGCGGCGCCGTCGAGCGCGGGCGCGTCGTGGCCGGGGGTGGGGCAGGGTTCGCCGTCCGGGCACGTGTGCTCCGGCTCGGCAGGCTCGGTGGGCGGGGCGCTGGTGATCGCGTCGTAGTACGCCTTGATCAGACGGGTGGCCTCGTAGTGCTGGAGAGGAGGCCCCTCGATCGCGTCGCGGAGGTCCCACATCGGGTGGTTGCGTCCGGCTGGCTCCAACTCGCGGGGCCCGACGGGCGCGGTGAGGTCGATCAGGTCCGGATCGGCGGGCTGGATCAGGTCGTGGTCGTCGCGGGCGGCGTCGCAGGTCTGGCCGTAGAAGTCGGCTGCGCAAGGCCCGCCGTCGCCCTCGTACGTGTGGCTGGTGATGCCGCCTCGCGGTTCGGCCTGCATCTCCTGGCCGAAGCGGGTGAGGTCGTCGGCGACCTGGCGGCAGCCGTGCGCGCACGGGTCGGCGGGCTCGGTGGCCGGCTGCGGGTCGCCAAGGGCGGCCTCGATCGCGGCCAGGTGGTTGGTTGCGCACTGCGGGCAGGCGGGCTGGAACGGGTTCTCGTGCAACACCGCGAGGGCGACGGCCTGGCGTACGGCGGTGAGCTTCACGTCGGCTGCCTGCCGGTTGCGTTCGGCGTCGGCGAGCAGGTTCACCGCCCGCTCGGCCTTCTCAGCGCGCTGGCACTGCGCCATCAGCTTGCGGTGGCAGCCTCCGTGAGCAAGGGCGTCAGCGGCCGTCGACTCCATGGCGGCCGTCATCGCTTCGGCCTGCTGCTCGGCGGCTTTGCGGGCGCGGACGGCTTCGGCCTCGCCACGCCGGGCCGTGCTCAGGTCCCGTGTGCGCTGCGCAACCTCGGCCAGCAGCTTCTGCCATTCGATGCTGCGGTCCCAGTCGAGCGCGTCGGCGAGGGCGTGGTGATGGTGGCCGTGGCGGGTCGCTGTGCGCTCGGCTACGCGGTCGGCCTCGGCCAGCTGCTCGCGGGCCTGGTCGCCGTCGACCACCTCGGCCGCGACCTGGGCGGAGAGCAGGTCGCGTTCGGAGGGCAGGAGGACGCTGCGGCGCATGCGGTCGAGCAGGACGGTCAGCTGCTCGCGGCGTGCCTGCCGGTCGGTGTCGGGCGTGGTGGTCATTGCTGTCCCATCTGGTCGGCGCGGGCGCGCAGGCGGGCGGCTACGGCGTACACGGCGGCGCCCTGCAACTCGGTCTCGTGGTCGAGGAAGCCGAAGCGGGCGCGCTCGGCGGCTTCGATGCGCTGCTGCTCGGCCTCGATCTCGTCGGCGGCGGCCCGGTACGTGGCGATGCGCTCGGCGCGTGCGACCTCAACCGCGTAGTCGTCCAGCAGCTCATCGGCGGTGCGGTCGTCGCCCCACATCGCCAGCTCGCGTAGCCGCTCCCGGGCGTTCATGGCCGCGCCCATGACGGGACGCGGGCGGCCTTCTCGGGCTGCGGCGCGGGCTCGGGTTCTTCCTCGCCGCCGGGGAACCAGCCGCGGTCCGGCTGCTCTGCGCGGACGGTCCAGCCGGCGCCGGTGGCCCGCCCGGCGAGCAGCACCACCACGGCCAGGTACGCGGCCGTCCACAGCACGCCGATCACGGGGTCACCGCCGTTCCGTCTGCGCAGTCGGGGTCGACGTCCCCTGCGGTGATGGCGAGGGCGAGCAGGTGCACGGTGGTGGTGGCGCCGAGTCGTACGCGGGCGTTGTGCATGGCGTTGCGGATGCGGTCCTCGGACAGGTGCAGGCGGGCGGCGACGTCGGCGTACGAGCCGCCGCAGGCCACGCCGGTGAGGATGCGGGCCTCGGCGGGGGTGAGGTGTCCGGGCGGGGGTGCGGCGGTCACAGCAGCACCTGCCCGGGGGTTTGGCCGCAGCCGGACAGGCACACGGTGGCGCCGTCGGCCACGAGGTGGGAGTGATGCCCGGCGTCGGCCAGCGTCTGGGCGACCTGGCGGGCGGCGCCGGGGCCGTGCGGTGCTGTCGCCGGGGGCAGCTCGGGGGTGAACGGCGGGGCGGTGTAGGCGGTGGTGAAGGCGCGCATCCCGTCGGTGGCGTGGTCGGCGGCCGGGCCGAGGGCGGCGAGGGCGTCGCGCATGGCGGCGAGGGACGTCACGACTCACCGCCCGCCGCGGCGTCGGTGCCGACGTACCGGGCGTACACCCGGTGCTGCCCGTCCACCGTCCGGGAGACGGCCTCGAACGCGCCCGCCGGCCGGAACGCCGCCAGCTTGCCGCGCTTGATCTGGTTGGCCACCGACCCGGAGGTAGCGGCATTGCGGTACAGGCCGATGCGCGCCCACTCGCCCGCCGCCCGCCGAAGCGCGGCAGCGGTGGTGACGAGCGCCCTGGAACGGGGCTTCTGGCCGCCGGTGCGGGCGGGCGGGTTCTCGAACACGATCTTGCTCACGGCGTGTCTCCCGTGTCGAAGGGGTGGGGCGGTTCAGGCGCGCGGGGTGCGGGGCGACCGGCCGCGACCGGCGGTCGCGTGTGGTCGCGGCGGGGAACGTGCAGGTCAGGCGGTCTAAAACGGCGGGGACTGCTGGCCTTGCGTGGCCCAGGGGTCGTTGCCGGTCGCGGTGGTCGCGCCGGTCGCGGTGCCCCAGCCGCCGCCCTGCTGCGCGGGGCGCTGCTGCTGGCCGCCGTTGTTGCTGCCCTGCGCGTTCACCTTCGTCACCTGCGCGGTGGCCCGCTGAAGCGAGGGGGCGACGTTGTCGGCCTCCAGCTCGATGACGGTGCGGCGCTGGCCGTCCTTCTCGAAGCTGCGCTGGTGCAGTCGGCCGATGACGATCACGGCCGCGCCCTTGTCCAGCGACTCGGCGATGTTCTCCGCCAACTGCCGCCACGCCGAGCAGCGCATGAACAGCGTTTCGGAGTCCTTCCAGGTGCTGGTGGCCTTGTCGTATACGCGGGGCGTGCTGGCCACGGTGAACGACGCGACGGCGTGGCCACCGCTTGTGAAGCGAAGCTCCGGCGGGGCTGTGAGGTGGCCCTCGATGTGGATGATCGTGTCGCCTGCCATCAGGCAGCCGTCCTCTCGGGGTTGGTCTGCTGGGGGGCGCGGCGAGCGCGCATCCGCTCGCGTGCGGCGGTCTGCTGCTGCTCACGGAACTCGGGGTCACTGGCGTAGCGCTCGCGGTAGCGGTCTCGGCTACAGGCGCGGCACCTGCGGCCGTGGCTGCCTTCGTACGTGTTGGCCGAGTCGTACTTGTGGCCCTCAGGGCAGTGCGTGACGAGCGCGGCGCGCATGCGGGCGGCGTCGGCAGCAGTGCTGCGGCGAACGTTCTCGGAGCCTGTCACGGGCTCCAAGTGGGCGGGGTTCAGGCAGCTGCGGGTGCGGCAGCGGTGGTCTATCTGGAGTCCGGCGGGGATCGGCGCGGTGGTCATCTCGTACGCCGCGCGGTGCGGGTAGTGGAGACGGCCGTTGATCGTGACGCGGCCGTAGCCGACGCCGTTGGTGGGGCCGGTCCAGACCCAGCAGCGGCCGGGTGCGCCCTTGCGAAGGGTGTTCGGTCCGGCGAAGTCAACGCGGGACCAGACGCGCCACGCGGTGGTGGCCTTGGGGTGGTTCAGCTTGCGTGCCATGGGTCTCCGTTGCGTGCGGCGCTGGTCAGCGCTCAGTTCGTACGTTCCTGATCCGGAACGTTTCTTGCTTGCATGGAAGCTATCACGCGTGCAACGTCCGGCGAAGCTTCTACGCGGCGTCCTGTGTGCCTGTCTGACGGCCCGGCAGGGGTGCGGACGGGGCGATGGTCCATCCGGCGTCTGTGAGCGCCTTGGCGGCGAGTGTGGCGGCGTAGCGGGTGCTGCCGTGGGCGCGGCGTGCGTCCTCGTGTGCGGCAGCGACGACGGCCAGCGCGGCGGCGGGGATCACGCGGACTCGATCTGAGCAGCGATGCGTTCGGCCGCCTGAACGCGGCGCATGGCGAGCTCGGCATCTTGGCGGCGGAGCTCCACGAGGAACGCTCGGCGTCCTCCGAGGACGGCGGCAACGCCGGTGGTTCCGGAGCCAGCGCACGGGTCGACCACGAGGTCGCCGCGGACGGTGCTGGACTCGATCAGGTCGGCGATCAGCGGGACGGGCTTCTCGTTGGGGTGCTTGGCGGCAGAGCTTCGGCCGGGGCGTTGGTATCGGAGGATCGATCCGCGGCGGAGGCGGGCTGACAGTGAGCCGGCGCCCTTAGTGCGGTCGCTGCGGCGTTTGACGTGCACGCCGAAGGTAATCGGCTCGTGACTGGGTCCCCACGCCTTGCTGAGGTCGCCGCTGCCGATGTCAACCTTGTCCCAGATGAGTTCGGCGGTGCCACCAAGTCGCAGCGGCCCAGCGAGTTGATCGGGCCGGTACCCGAAGACATACGCATGCCGGGACGGGGCGAGACCGCCGGTGAATGTGCCCATGGGGCCGACCCACTGCCCTAGGACGGCCGGCCAGTCGACGGAACCGTCGTCGCCGGGGATCTCGGCGAAGGTGGTGGACCTGCCGGAGTTGTAGCGCATGCCGTATGGCGGATCGGTGCAGAGCAGGCCGTACCAGTTGGGCACGGATGCGACGACAGCTGGGTCGCGGCAGTCGCCCCAGATGACCGTGGCCCGCGCGCTGTGGTGCAGGATCTCGCCGCCGGGGGGCGGCGCCATGGGCAGATCGAGGTTGGTCGGCGTGGCCTTCATGCGGTCATCTCCTGGTTGGCGAGGGCGGCGGCGTAGACGTCTTGCCGCTGGTGGTGGACGGTCTCGCGCAGCTCCTTGCCGGACGGGCGGCGGCAGGGGCGGTTGCGTTGTGCGCGGCAGTCGGCGCGGGGGCAGTCGACGGCGAGTGCGTCGGCGCGGGGCAGTCGTTCGGGGCCGTTGACCCGTTCGCCGTCCTTGACGGTCAGGGTGCGGGGGGCCATGGCGTCGCGGACGGCCGGCGGGATGTCGCCGATGTGCCGCAACCGGGCGGCGACGTCGGGGTGCGGATCTCCGGTGAGGGCGCCGATCGGTACGGGCTTCTCGCGGCCGTCGGCGATCGCGGCGAGCTGGGCTCGGCGGCGGGCGACGTACTGCGCGCCGGTCTCGTCTTCGCGGGGCGGCAGGTAGGCGGGGGTGGTGTCGCCGATGCGGGCGTCGCGGATGCGGCGGATCTCGGGGACGATCTCGCCGGGCGCGATGAACGCCTGTCGGCCGGCGAGGTTGGCGGCGGCTTGCCGGGCGTCGTCGAGGTGGTACGCGCCGAGGACGTCGTGCCAGGCGTCGGGGGTGTGGGAGTCGAACGCCTGCTGCGGGCAGAGGGCTTTGACGTAGCGGGCGAGCATCACGGTCTCGTCGGGGGTCATCCTGCGGTTCCTTCCTGCTGCATGCGGAGGTGGGCGCGTTCCATGGCGGCGCCGAACAGTTCGTCGGTGGCGGCCTGGTCGCGCTGCTGACGGGTGAGGGGGCCGGCGAACGGCAGCACCGGGGCGGCCCCGGCGGCGGCGGGCAGGTATGCGACTTCGCCGCCGGGTTCGGCTGCGGGGGCGGGTTCGAGGGACCGCCAGCCGCCGACCCATGCGGATGCGCCGGCTGGGGCGCCTTTGAGGCGGGAGCTGTTGACGGCGAACGCGACCATGGCGGGGACGCCGACGCGGTCGAGGGCCTGCCGGGTGTATTCCCACGCGGACGCCTTGAGGTCCCAGGCGATTCCGGCGAGGCCGGCGGCTGCGATGCCGCGTTTCAGGTCGGCGAGGGGGTCGGGTAGGCCGCTGCTGCTGCCCGTAGGAGGAGCAGCTTCTCCGTAAGGAGAAGCTGTACGGGACGGGCCGGGACGGGACCAGCGTGACGCCCCCGTGTCGTCACGCTGTGACAGCACGTCCTGACCTGCGGGTCCGTCCTGAAACGCGTCTTTTTCCGGAGCACTTTCACTTCTTTTTTGACTCGAAAAAACTTCGGAACGATTCGTTTTCGCGGACGATTCCGCGGCGTTTTCTCGTTCGGCGCGCTGCCGTTCGCGCCCGCGGGCCTGCCTCTCGGCGGCGGCCCGGCGCTTGGATTCCTCCTGCGCGCGGGTCGGGTTGTAGATCAGGTAGTCGTGCATGACGTAGTCGCCGGTGGCCGGCTGGGGGCAGCGCGAGCAGGTGTGCCCGGCGTCGTGCCACAGGCCGGCCTTGACGAGCTTGGCGGCCTGCGGGGTGGTGCCGTAGAGCTGGACGACGACGCCGGGCACGGTGCCCTCGGTGAGGTGCTGTGCGGCGTACGAGCCGGCGCGCAGCCACAGGCCGATGGCGGCGTTGCCGGCGCGCAGCAGCTTGGGGTGGCTGTGTGCGGTGTCGTCCACCTTGAACCAGGTCAACGAGGGTTCTCCGTTCGGGTGGTGGCGGGTTGCGCCCGGGGTGGCGGGTCTGGTGGCCGGCGCCACCCCGGGCGCGGTCAGGGGGCGGTGCGGTCGGCCGGGGCCGGCACGGGCAGCGGGAACAGCGGCTCGGGGTGCGCGGCCAGTTCGTGGCCGGGTGTCCACCGGGGGCAGCCGGCTGAGTGCAGGCCCCAGGAGCGGGCGCAGGTGCAGGGGGCGGGGACCTCGATGGCGAGCTGTTCGCGCGACACGGGCGGCGCCGGCTGCTCGGCGGCCCATCGGAGGCGGGCGAGCGCCGCGGGCGTCATCGGGCGCCTGCCAGCTGTTCGGCGTCGCGCAGCTGCTCGGCGTCGGCGATGTCCTGCGTGAGGTCGAGGCCGCTGCCGGTGAGCAGGCGCAGCAGCTCGCCCGCGCTCAGGCCGTAGTCGGGGTTGTCGTCGGCGACGGTGACGGCGGTGGCGATGATGCGGCGGAGGGTGGTGAGCTGCTGCTCGGCGTCGAGCAGGCGGGCGATGACGGCGCGTACGTCGCCGGGGTGGGCGTCGAGGCTGCGGGGGTCGGTGCCGTCGGCGCATGCGGCCACGACGGCGACCAGTTCGGGGGGCGCAACGCGGTGCTTGTACGGCATGTGCAGGGTGACGGCGCCGCGCTGCTCGGGGGTCATGGGGGTCACTGCGGCACCCCCGGCGTGGGCCACGCCTGGCGGCAGCCGTTGGAGCGGCAGCGCAGCCCTGCAGGGACATCGGCGGGTCGCCATGTCGAGTCCTCATCGAGGATCGACCGACCGCATGCGGACATGACGCCCTCAAGAACGGTGCGCCCGGCCATGTGCACGGCCTTGTCGCTGTGGACGTCGGGCCGGTTGTACCAGGAGGCATCGCGGGTTGCGGCCCACGGCTCTTCGGCGGTCTCGGCGTTCATCTCCGGTGGCTCCCGGGGGCGTAGTAGTGGCGTGCGGTGGCGAGGGCGCGGTCCCAGGTGGCGCCGAGGGTGGCCCCCGCGATGACGGCCGCGAGGGACACGGCGGCGATGGCGGGGGCGCCCCACACGGACGCGAGCAGGGCGGTCACAGCGGGTCCACGTGCGTGAGGCAGATGCCGCCCGCGTGGCCGTCGACGGACACGACGCTGTCGCCGTGGCCGAGGCGCCACGCGGGCGTACGGGTGACCGTGTGCAGCGGCTCGGTGCCGCGCGTCCACGGGTAGGCGGTGACGGGCGTGCCGACCGGGTAGCGGGCGTTCCAGCGGTCCGCGTCGACCACGACCAGGCCGAGGACGACGGCCGACATGCACGGCCACAGCGCCGACAGGTACGGCGCGGCGCCGATGCGGTCACAGCGGGCGCACACCTGCTCCGGGCCGTAGTAGCCCGTCTCGGTGACCGACTCGTGCCCGTACGTCTCGCCGGTGGCGGACAGGGCCAGGGCAGGCGGCACGCACACCCGGCACGCGGTGTAGCCCGCGCGGGCGGCCTGCTCGGGGCGGAGCCACCGCAGGCCGTACCGGTTCCACCACAGGCCGCGCCCGGCCTCCTGCGCGTCGCAGTAGGGCGTGTGGAAGCGGCGGCCACGGAGGGTGACGGCGACGAAGGCGCTCACGCGGCACCACCCTCGGCGTCCGCGTCCTGCGCCGGGGCGAGCGCGGGCAGCGTGTGCCCGAGCCGACCGGACCGCCACGCCTCGGCCACAAGCTCACGGCCGGTGAGCGGCTGCGCCTTGGACTTCCGCGCGAACGTCAACGCATGCCCCCGCGGACGGCTGGGCTTGATCTCCACGCCCGGCACGTCGTGCACCTCACCCGTGGCCGTGTCGACCACCTGCGCGACGCCCGCCGCGGTCATCTCGGCGAGCACCTGCGTCAGCCATGCCGGGCGCACTTCCTTGACGATCCGCACCGTCCACTCGGACGGGAACGCCTCCTTCGCCCACGCCTCGAACGCGGCCGTGTCGGTGACCTTCGCGGCCTTCTCCCCGGCCGTGAGGCTGACACTGGCGGCCTTCGCGCCGCCCGGCAGCACTCCGTCGAACTTGGTGCCGCCGGAGCGCTTCTGCTCGGCGTCCAACTCGAACTGCACGTCCGTGCGGGCCTCCTCATACGCGCCCTTCACCTCATCGAGCAGCGCCTTGAGGGCCATCTCCCGGGTGATCGCGTCGGCCAGGCCCGACGGCGGCTGCGGCCTGTCCTGCTCGGTCATCGGGCACCTGCCGCGGCGCGGAAGTCGGCGGTCACGGCCGCGAGATCGTCCGCCGTGGCGTCGGCGATGCTCCGCCCGGCCTCGTTGAGGAGCACCTGCCGGACCTCCACCTGCGACAGCCCGGCGGCGGCCCCGGCTTCGTACATGAGGCGGATCGCGTCGAGGCGATCTACCGGGGGGCCCGGCAGCGGCTCAGGGGTGGGGGATGCCGTGGCAGGTGCCGTCGCAGGCGCGGCCGTCGTGCCAGATCCGGCCGTGCTCCCGGTAGGGTCCGGCGCCTGCTCGGTCGGCGCCACCAGCGGCTTGGCCATGCCCACCTGCGCGATCTGCGCGAGGTACGCGGGCACCGCACCCTCGGCCTTGGCGTCGTCGTAGATCCGCCGGGCCGCGGCCTGGTCGGGCGCGGCGTGCGCCTCGGCGAGGTAGTCGCGCCCGGCCGGGGTCAACGACTCGGCGGGCACGTCCGCCGCCCCGGCGGCCACCACATCCGGCGGCGTCTGCTGCACCCGCGCGGGCGTCGCCTGCTCCCATGCGTCCTGCTGCGGCGCCTGCCGGGCGAACGAGGGCTGCGCGTCCGGCAGCGGGTTGCCGTCCTGATCGATCACCGCGCCCAGTTCCTCCGGCGTGTAGATCGCGCCGTGCAGCACCTCCGGGCACGCCATCCGCACGCACTCGCTGATCGCACGTGCCCGCAGCATCGCCCGCGGGTACTTCTCCCACGACTGCGGCTCACCCTTGCTGCTGCGTGAGTACGGGCCGGTGTCGCGCATGGTGCACAGCCCGGCCCGTACGGCGTCGTCGTACGTCCACGTGATCCGGTTCTCGAACTCCGGGTCGTCCGCCCGGAAGATCGAGACGGTGCACTCGCCGTCGCCCGGCTGGACACGCACCCGGTGCCCGGCCGCCCGCGTCCGCGACAGCATCAGGTCCGCCGACTGCGACGGCTTCCCCTTGATCACGTGGATGGTGCTGATGGTGGTGACGACGTCCAGGCCGAGCGCCCGGCCGTACTCCATCGCCCACAGCACCGACGCGGGCTGACGGCGGTACTGGTCCGGCAGTAGCGGGGTGTCGGCCAGCTTCTCGCAGAAGCGCCACACGTCCGCGGGGGACATCTCGGTGAGGGACAGGGCGTCCGCGCGGCGCGGCGGGGCGTAGACAGCGGGAGTGGCGGTGCGCTCGGCGGCGAGCATGACGGTCATCGGTCGGTCTCCAACGTGGTGCGGGTGCGGTCGGTGAGGTGTTGGGCGGCGTGCGACAGGTGCAGCACCGCCGCCCGGGTCAGGTCCGCCTCCGAGCGGGCCATGGCGATCTCGTACGGCTCCGACGCGGGGTCGATGACCAGGGCCTCATGCGTGAACACGGCCCCGTCGTGGTCGTGGAGCAGCAGCGTCATGCGCACGGGGTCGGCGACGAACGCGGCGGCCAGCTCGTCAATGACGGCGGCCAGCCGCTCAGGCAGGCGGCGACGGAACAGGCGCATCACTCGTCACCTGCCTCGGCCTTGAGCCGGGCGATCTCCGCACGGGCCTCGGCCAGCTCATCGACGGCCGTACGCCGCTCCTCAGCGGTCCTCACCACGTCGTCACGCCACCGCTGCACACCGGCGAGCAGCGATTCGGCGGCCTTGACCTGGTCGTCCATGGCCATGCCGTGCGGGAACTGGAGGGTGACGGAAGTGCTCTGCGCGGCGTCGGCGTAGAAGTACAGGGTCCCGAGGGCGGCCGTACCGCGGGCAGCGGCGTGCTTGTCGATGAAGACCGTGATCAGGGCGCTCACAGGGCACCGCCCTGCACCGGCACGTCCTCGGCCGTGCGCTCCACGAACACCGGCTCGCACACCGGGGCGTCCTCCCAGGCGACCGGCGTCGTGTGCCCCGCCGCGACGGACGCCGCATAGTCCGCCGCCGGGTCCGTATGCGGCGGCACCCAATCCGGGTAGTCCGCCGCCGTGGACACGTCCCCGTCCGACAACAGCGGCGGCTCCGGATCGTCCTCCAGCTCATGCCGCTGCGCGACCAGCTGCGCCAACCGGTACGGGTCAACCGCCAACGGCGACTCCCACAACGGCACCGCGTCCACCACCGCATACGTCAGCGACAGCGCCTCCGCCGCCACGTCGAACGTCTGCGGCCGGTCCCAATCGCCGCCCTCCACTTGCATCAGGACCCGCAGCACCGACCGGTGCTCGGCCTGGTCCGCGCCGACGATGCCGCCCGCCGCGTCGTACAGCGTCACCCGCTGCCGGCGCACCACGGCACCACCACCGTCCGACCACTGCGGGTACGTCTCCGCCCTCGCCAACTCAGGCAGCAGGGCCAGCAGCAGCGCGGCCGCGCGGGCGGCGCTGATAGGCTGGTTGTCAGTAGTCACGTACAGCCGTCCTTTCGGTTGTCGTGGGGCCGCCCCGGGTTCCGGCCGGGCGCGGCCCATTTCTCGTTTCAGGGGTCAGGCGGCGTCGGCCTGCTGGCCGACCGACTCAGCGGCCATGCGGGCGCGGATACGCGCCACCACCACGGCCTCCCGCTCGGTCAGCCGGCCCTCGGCCTCCGCCAGCGCCAACCGGGCGAGCACCTTCGTCGCCTCGGCGCGCAGGGCCGCCACGCACTGC